CATATGGGACGCCCTGCTCAAGTCGCAGATTGAGACGGGGACGCCGTACATGTGCTACAAGGACAGCGTCAATGCAAAGTCGAACCAGAAGAACATCGGCACGATCAAGTCGTCCAACCTCTGTACCGAGATTATGGAGGTGTCTGGTCCGGACGAGACGGCCGTGTGTAACCTGGCATCAATCAGCCTGCCTGCGTTTGTGAAGGATGGCGAGTTTGATACGATGGAGTTGTGTCGTGTCACGCGCGTCGTCACGCGTAACCTGAACCGGGTCATCGACAAGAACTATTACCCGACCGAGGCGGCAAAGAAGAGTAACATGCGTCACCGTCCGATCGGAATCGGGGTCCAGGGACTCGCGGACGTATTCATGATGCTTGGACTCACGTTTGACGAGCCCAAGGCGCGCGAACTCAACCGAGAGATTTTTGAAGTGATTTACTTTGGGGCACTCGAAGAGTCGTCTCTCCTCGCCGAGGAGGAGGGGCCATACGAAACGTTCCGTGGGTCGCCGGCACACGACGGCAAGCTTCAGTTTGACTTGTGGGGTCTGACACGTCACGGCTTTGACGACTTGAAGCAGCGGATCGTCAAGTGGGGTCTACGTAACTCGCTCCTGATTGCACCCATGCCGACGGCGTCAACCGCCCAGATTCTCGGAAACAACGAGGCGTTCGAGCCGTACACGACCAACCTGTACCTGCGTCGGACGCTCGCCGGTGAGTTTGTCGTGATCAACAAACACCTTGTCAAGGATCTCCAGAAGATTAGCCTATGGACGAAGGATGTGAAGAATCAGATTATCCGTGACGGCGGCTCGGTCCAAAACGTGCCGGGCATTCCGACCAACCTGGCGGCAATCTATCGGACCGTATGGGAGATTCCGCAGAAGAGCATCATTGACATGAGTGCAGATCGTGGCGCCTACATCGATCAGTCTCAGAGTCTGAATCTGTTCATGGAGAATCCATCGCTCGCAAAGCTTTCGTCCATGCATGTCTATGCATGGAAGAAAGGACTCAAAACAGGAATTTATTATTTAAGAACACGAGCGAAAGCAAAGCCCCAGCAAGTGACTCTGATACCTACCCGAGAGGAGGTTCTCGCTTGTTCGTTAGCAAATCCCGAAGGATGTGCTATGTGTTCAGGGTGAATATGCACATGCACCTTGACCGACTATGGAATATGAATTTCCAGGACAGACACAGACTTGGATTTTTTTCTCCAGGCCATAGTAGATGATCCGAGGGTGTCCAAAGTGTGGTAGAGATTACTCCACAGATCCGTATTGGACAACATCGCTCAAACGACACCTCGCTCGGAAGATACCATGTACCCTTAAACCAATCATTGCACCAACATTAAGGTGTCTCGACTCGGTTATCATCAGTGAGCCGATCGTTCCACCAGTCGGACTGGTTCAAACACCAGAACTCGTTGCACCATGGTTCTTCAACCAGGTATTCAGAGACAAGCTAAACATCAGTTTCGTGATGTCATGTACAAGAAAAGACGAGGTGGTTGTCAAAGTGTCTCAGGACGAGCCTGCTCGTACAGTTACGCTCCATGAGTTCCTCGTGCTCTTCGTGAACCATGTTCTCATAAAGCACTTTCCGCGCGAATGTGAAGTGTATGGTGCGATCTCGTGCTTTCTGTACACGGAAAACGATATCGATCTTGATGACAATACGGCTACGTGGGATGGATGGGACGACGGGAAATCACGTTTCCTGAACGCCTTACGACCTTCAGTGCTCAAGTTCCTCGATATTCAGCCGAGCCGTCTGTCTTTTAAAAACTATCTTAAAACTCTGTAGCCAATAATAGTTATGGACGCTGATCAGAAGTATCAGCTCGACCGATTCATACGCACGGTCTGGAAACCATGTGGCGACGTCATTCCAGTGATGACGTTTGCACGGGAGTACGTGCCATGGGTCAAGGAGAACCCTCCCAGGGTGAGGTTACCACTGGAATACTTTGACGAATTTCTCAGGGGGTACGGGTATTCCTATGACCAAACAACACTTACCATACGTAAGACTTGATATGCACATGCACATTGACCGATTATGGATTGTGAAATTCCAGTACATACACAGACTTGGATTTTTTTCTCCAGGCCATAGTATGGACGGTACGGGTGTTATTTACCGTCATATGTACAACGGTGATGGGAGAGGCTACATCGGTCAGAGTATTCATGGTGAAGAGGTTCGAACCCGGGGACACTTACGATCAAAAGACTCTACGTATTTTCATCGAGCGATCAGAAAGTACGGATGGGAGAACTTTACGACTGAAATTCTTCACGAGAATATCGATCCCATGTATCTCGATGACTGGGAGATGTACTACATAGCACTGTATGAAACCCTCGGTACTAAGGGTTTCAACATGACAGCCGGTGGACGAGGTATCAGAGGGTACAGACACACCGAAAAGCATAAAGCCCACTTGTCTCTAAGAATGGCGGGCTCCGATAACCCGTTTTTTGGTCGTAAACACTCGGAAGAGAGCCTGCAGCGTATGAGCGCGTCTCATACCGGTGAGAAGAGCCCGTTTTTCGGGAAGCCTCACTCTGAGGATCATAGGATGAAGATCGGCGAAGCTCACTTAAAACAAGTGGAACAGTGGTCGAATGATGGAGAAACATATATACGTACGTTCGACTCTATAACACTTGCAGCAAATGCTATAGGGAAGAGTCCGACGGGTATATCCCAGTGTTTGGGAGGAAAACAAAAGACATCGGGTGGATTCACTTGGAGGTATGTATTACCTCCGGACGCGCGCCAAGGCGAAGCCTCAACAGGTGACGATTACGCCACTGACTGCGGCTGATGTGTGTCGCCTCGACAATCCCGAGGCGTGTGCTATGTGTTCTGGATGAATTACCCTGAGCACGTAACTTTCATGCTATCAATATAGCTACCCGCCTTTCCTGAAATGCCGGTAATCTTTCCGGCACCTGGGCAGTCGAATGAACCGGACTGACCACCGCCCGACCCAAGACCCCCGCCGATCGGGGTTGTCGGAGCGCCTCCGCACTTTGGTGTAACCTTACCCACAAATTCACCATACGTCACGTCAACACCCGTGTATCCCGATGGGCAATCCGCGGTATCTACGGGGCCACCACCCTGTCCGCCAACTGGATTGAGCGTTGTCCCGTCGGTACAGTTTCCTTTCAGCTGATCGACCCACCACCCACCGCGTCCGCTGATGTTTTTCATCATACCGCTTGGGCAATTCATCGCATAGTCCCCGCCACCTCCTCCACCAAAAGACTGAGACGTGATTCCTCCCCGTGCGTAACCCTCGGGAGCCGCGGGAACCGGGGCTCGTGCGAGCCCCGCGATATCTGTAGCCGAAAGAACACGGGGTGTGAAGACCCAATTCATAATGTGGACTCCTCCATTTTGGGCAATATTGAAAAAATCCTGAGTATTGCCCCATTTGAATGTTCCGGTTGTCGTGGCGTTTGCGGGGTTCTCGTTCGGCTCGAGGACGCCGTTCACGTAAGCTGTTATCTTATTGGTAGCCTGATCGACCGTCGCGGCAAAGTGGAACCAAACTCCGGGCGTCGCTCGGAAGTTTGATGAAAAAGTATGAGTATTCCAATCGGTCGTAGACCCGTGAACGTAGTGCACACGTCCCGCGCCAGCGTCACTTCCAGCAATAAAGAATGCCGGTACGCGTGATAAATTCCCTTCCCCGGACGCTCCACGCCGCCAAATCTCACGCCAACCGCCAGCCTGAGAATCGATCTTAACCGAGAATGACATTGTATACGCAACAGGTTCTGACGGTGCCGTGAAATTCACAGCCTTAGGACTCGTGGCGATATACTCGGTGTCTTGGAGGATCTGCTTCTGTGCCTGCTGCTCTGCCTGCTGACGTGCCTGCTGCTCTGCCTGCTGACGTGCTCGAGCTGCCTGTGCCTCCTGCTCTGCCAGCTGGCGTTCCCGTGCCTCCCGCTCTGCCTGATCGCGTGCCCGCTGATCTGCCAGTGCCTGCTGCTCTGCCCGATCGCGTGCCTGCTGCTCTGCCTGCTGACGTGCCCGCTGCTCTGCCTGCTGACGTGCTTGTGCCTCCTGCTCTGCCTTGCGTGCGGCGATCGCCTGATCCTCTGCCTGCCGACTTGCCAGCTGAGCCGCTGTCTCTCGCGCCGCCTCCATAGGCTTCGCAGTATCGACTGGAGGCTGGACGGCGGGCCCCCTCTTGTTTTCAGTCTTGGCGGTTTCTACGAGAGGCGGGGATGGAGGAGTGTCGGCCGCTGCTGGAGGAGTGACGGCTGCCGCTGGAGGAGTGACTACCGGTGCCGGGCATTTGTAACCAAACTTTGGGCATGCCTTCTTTGAGAAGTACACACCGAGAATTACCGAAACTACAACGAGCACTATAATGATCGCTGCAGCTGACATCTACAATATCAGTGTATTTTATTCAAGCGGAACATGGTCAGGGCACGTTTTTAATACATCCGGTACTACCGAGCTGCAGGAAGCGAATATTCTTTTTTAGCATATGTGATTCTATTTCCAGCGTTGTATTGCCTGCTCGCGTTGCTCTTGAGCCAGCATTCTTGGCTATTGGTCGCAGTCACGAAGAACTGACAGCTTGGGTTAGCTGTACAATACTCCGCGCACTTTGTCGGATCGTTCGTCCGATGTTTCGCAATGTCTTTGCCCCCATAATCACTACCGCGCAGTGGGGCTGCATATTTAAAAAGAGGATTCTGCGCTGCTTTCTCTGCCTCCTGCTGTGCCTTCTGACGTGTTTGTGCATCTATATCATATCCAATTTTAGCGTATGTGATTCTATTTCCAGCGTTGCTCTTAATGCCTGCGTTTTTCTTGAGCCAGCATTCTGGGGTATTGGTCGCAGTCACGAAGAACTGACAACTCTGGTCAGCCGTACAATGCTCAGCACACTTTTTCGGATCGTTCGTCCCATGTTTCGCAACGTCGTTGCCCGGATAATCAGCACCGGACACCGGGCCTGTATACGCGGAAAGAGCCTGCTCGTAGCGCACCCTGGCTGCATCCTGCTCCGCCTTCTGACGTGCCTGAGTTGCTGCCTGTGCTGCCTGCGCTGCCTGCGCTGCCTCCGCCACCTGGCGTGCCTGAGCTGCCCGCTGCTCGGCCTGCTGGCGTGTTTGTGCATCTACATCATATCCAATTTTAGCGTATGTGATTCTATTTCCAGCGTTGCTCTTAATGCCCGCGTTTTTCTTGAGCCAGCATTCTTGGGTATTGGTCGCAGTCACGAAGAACTGACAACTCTGGTCAGCCGTGCAATGCTCAGCACACTTTCTCGGATCGTTCGTCCGATGTTTAGCAACGTCGGTGCCCGCATAATCAGCACCAGTCACTGGGCCTGTATATGCAGAAAGAGCATTCTGTGCTGCCTGCGCTGCCTGTGCCGCTTGCGCTGCCTGTGCCGCTTGCGCTGCCTGCGCTGCCTGTGCCGCTTGCGCTGCCTGTTGCTCCCCCTGCTGACGTGCCTGATCTGCCTGCGCTGCCTGTGCTGCCTGTGCTGCCTGTGCTGCCTGTGCTGCCTGTGCTGCCTGTGCTGCCTGTGCTGCCTGTTGCTCCCCCTGCTGACGTGCCTGATCTGCCTGTGCTGCCTGTTGCTCCCCCTGCTGACGTGCCTGATCTGCCTGTGCCGCTTGCGCTGCCTGATTTGCCTGAGTTGCCTGCGCTGCCGCATCCGCATTCGCAGTATCGACCGGAGGCTGGATGGTGGGGCTATTGTTTTCAGTCTTGGCGGTTTCGACTGGAGGTGGAGGAGTGCCTGCTGCCGGGGGAGTGTCTGCTGCCGGGGGAGTGTCGGAAGCCGGGGGAGTGTCTGCTGCTGCCGCGCATTTGTATCCAAACTTTGGGCATTCCTTCTTTGAGAAGTACACACCGAGAACTACCGAAACTACGACGAGCACTATAATGATCGCCGCGGCTGACATCTACAATATCAGTGTATTTTATTCTGACTTACAAGCGGAACATGGCAATGCCGAGCGCGAGCAGGAAGGTGTTCAGCAGGGTGTCCACCTTGCGCAGGATGCTAATGTGATCGACGAGCACACCGTTCCACAGGAACCGAAGCACAAACGTCAGAATCACAACGTACAGAAGGAAGATTGTCAGCTGGGTGAGCAGTTCACCGGCGTCGCGGGCTGAGAGAATGCCGATCATTTTATTTTATGTGTAGAAATAAATGCCAGTGGTGCGTCGTCGGATTGTTCTGATACCGGTGGTGCGTCGTCGGGTCGTTCTGAGGCCTCGACCAACATCGGTGCGTCGGCTTGCCCTCGTACCACGCAGGCCAATTCCTGCCGTGTGTCCATCGACCGTCTTTAAGTGGGCACCGTACGGGACGGTTGGTGTGTGGCATGACAATTGCTATGACTATGCATTCGATCTGAACAATCCCAAGTCGCTGAATAAGGACATTCCGGGCAAAATGGCTGGGAACGTCAACAACCGTCTCACATATACGACGTGTGACGGCATTGCCAAGCGCGTTCTGGCTGATTACCGCGGTCTGGCGTACAAGCTCCCGAGCGCATCGTCACCCGTCAAGTCTGGGTACTACAAGGTGATGAACTTTGTGTCGCCCAAGAATGGCGATTTTCACTGGTACAAGCAAATCTTCCGAGTCGTGTACAAAACTCGCGCTGCCGGAAATACGCCAATCATAGGCGTGCGTCGTCACCCGGATACGGTCCAGGGTCTGGCGCGTTTCTTTCAGGTGCCTCAGGCAGTCATTCGTGCCGCCTATGCACGAGCGCGTCGCCCCAGCAGTCCAAACAACGGTCGGATCGCCATGAACAACACCACGGACCTCCGTCGACTCAATGGTCTGAATGAGGTGCCCGATCGCGACGGCGTGCTTCGCTCTGGGCGTGTGATGACCATTCCAGTGCGTCTGTGGGCTCATAAACAAGGATTCGGGGGTGGGCCCGTCATTGTTGATGCGTCCGGCAAGACGATTCGTGACCCTCGGCGGGCCGATCGTAACTATGGTGGTCTGAACTATTCGCGCTTCTGTTCAGCATATGCCGTCAAGTGCGGGGCGGGCCGGGTGGCATTGGCACGGGCCCGAAAGGTTGGGAGGGGATTCTAACACCGAGATCATTCAAGACTGATGCTATCGATTCACCGTCTGCAATATCAAAGATGATATCAGTGATGAATCGAGCGTCCATGAATGGATCGATACCAAATGACGATATCAACCCATCGACGTTACTCGTCGTGTATGTTTCGCTCGACACGTGGCTGTCCACCAGGCGTTGAACGGAAACACGGACTTTATATTGTGGTTGATCGAAAGGAGTTCGACACATGGGGCATGTCCTGGATGTACGTTTCCATCGTTCGAGACACCGAGTGTGGAAGGCGTGTCCACACTCGAGCGTCCGAGTGGTCTGTACAGACATGTCCCCGAGACATACTGGGCACTGAGGTGATTGGACGGCGTGGAGCGAACACGTCGTGTGACTCTCTCGCGCGTTTCGCAGGCATTGTGCCCCCTTACGCGTGCTGGCCGTGCACCTCACCCTCGTCATGTAGTACTCGACGAGGAAAAATAGCACGCGGTCTACGCGTACGTAAAACCTGGACTTCGTGCTGGAGCGACCTGACTGCGTCACGGTACTTGACACGTATGCTGTCCTCGATCCGCTTCTTAAAGAGGATGAGTGGATCGGTGTCCTGTTCTGTTCGACACGTCGGACACTCATCGGACGTTTCGAACCAGGTCATGATACACGCCGTGTGAAAAGCATGTGCGCATGAGAGACGTTTGGTCGCCTTGGAGTTGAGACTGCCGACGAGCTCAAGACAGACGGCACATGTCTGGGAATGGTGTACACAACACCGGCCGTCCATCAGAGCGGGTCTTTTGCACTTTCTCCCGTCGAGCGTTACAGACGTACACGCCATTACTCCTTGCTGTGTACTGCGACAAAATATCAAGAATTTTGGCGTGTACCTGATCTGGTGTACACCCAGTCGTGTCTACCACGTGCACACGACACGGAATACTCATGAGAAGCTGTTCGTAGAGGCTGTTGATGCTCTCAAGATACTCGAGCGTTATACCCTTGTCGCCCGCCTGATTACGACTCTGGATGTGACGAAAATTCTCAATCGGATCGGATGCCAAGTAGATGTAGACGTCCGGGTACCACTTGTAGTGTTCGTATGCGCGCTCATGGACTACGTCCTCGGCCGCCTTGACTAGATCATGCTGCTTCATATTCTCCCAAAAGACGTAGCGGGATGCAAGCAGCGAGCGCTCGTAAAACACGGGTGTTGACCAGTGCTCCTTGATGGGCTGGTGGGTCTGCATGACGGCGATCTGGAGCGTGAGTGCCCAGCGTGACATGTCATCGTAAAAGAGATCGAGGGGCCATTCGTGGATCGGTTCACGCTTCACGAAAAGACCGAGCCGCTCGAGCATGCCGAGCTGCGTGCTTTTGCCTGCACCGATGTTCCCATCGATGACAAACTTCATAGTCTATAGAGGAGTCTTGTCCTTAGTTTCCGGAATCAGCCTGACGAACAAAGCCAGGTGCGAGGCAGGCACCGTTGGCCGGGACGACAAAGGCATCCGGGCCCTTCTCCTGCAGGTACTTGCGGTAGGACAGGTTGTCCTCGTAGGCAATGCCTTGCTTCTTCATGATTGCGTCATTATACAGGCGCGTGGAATCGAAAACGGTGAGGCATCGGCCATCACCCATACCAAGACGGGTCGACATGTTACTCTTCCTGGAGAAAATCTTTGACCGTTAGTAAGATGAAGGACCAAGTATGGTTCGACGAAGAAGAGTCGTACCTGCGCAGCATGGAACGGCAGTGTGACGTGTACTACCAACATCACACCAAGGACTTTGTGTACTATCACAAGCTCGCGTCAAAGTTCAATCTCCCGATCCTGATCATCTCGTCAATCAATGCCCTGACGGCCGTTGCCCTGAACGAGTTTGTGGCTCAGAAGTTTGTCAGTATCCTGAACGCCGTCCTTTCAGCTGGGACGGGCGTGTTGGGATCGATCCAGCTCTACCTGAAGATTAACGAGAAGATGACGAATGCGACCCGGTCATCAATCGCATTCAAGAAACTGGGGCTCAAGATTTCAAAGGAACTCACGATTGGCCGGAGCGAGCGCGTCACGGAAGGACAGGCGTTCCTTTCTGATTGCTTCTCCGAATTCAACACGGCGCTCGAACAGGGGAACCCGGTTGAAAAATCAAAGATTGTAAACCACCTTGCCCTGCCTCGCCCTATAGACGTACCGTCAACACCTACGAGCCCGCGCATGCAGAGCGTCGCAGATTCCCTGATGAAGCTCGCACGGACATCGGTTGGGAGGACAACACCTGAGAGCGAAGATTACGTTTGATTACACACACGGATCACATCGGTCTCTGCACACACGGATCACGATGTTGCACATCGGTCTCTACACCCACGGCTTTACGCCACGCTGCTTCAATGCCTTGACCCACGCTTCAAACTTGGCTCCGAGCACGGTGTCGAACGAATCGGGAAGCCGCTTGGAGATGATCTCGTTCAGCTTGGATGAATACTCGATGAGCTCGTACATACGATCCTGCGTCAGTCCCTCCTTCTCGATCAGCTCGTCAAGATGATCAACGTCTTCGATGCGCTTCGGTGCATAGTACATGAGAGCCTCGATGAGCGAATCGTGCAGGGCAGGGTAATCTTCAATGTTCGACGTCTCTGCAACCTGAGCATACAGACTGACAAACGTTTCACTGTTGAAAGTGAACCGTCCGAGTTCCGTGTTTAGAATGTCGTACGCAAAGACAATCTCACGAAGCGTCTCTGCTCCAGTCACAATCACTTTGCCGGTCGAAAACACGCTCGCAGTCACCTGCTTCATGTCCGGCCGGGGCTTGAACTTGATCTTGACGGCCGAGTACCGCTCCGGCTTGAACGACACTTCAAACATCTGATTCTTGCTCAGTTCGTCGACGATATCCATCTGGTTGACCGGCTTGTTCATCGAAAAGTTGGTGTTGATCATGACGACCCGGAACGCATCGGACGTCAGAGGCTCCGTGAGTTCGAGCACCTTGGTGAGCAGGTAGGCGAGCTGCTTGGAGACGCGCTGACAGTCGTACAGATCCGAGCATCCACACACCTGGAACGAGCCGTTCGGAAACACCTTGATTGACTTGGTCGAATACTGATCCATATAGCCAACCGTCACCTGGTTATAGAACGTCGTCTCCTTCATTTTCCACTCGTGACCGTCGAAAAGCGCCCCTTTGCGACGAATACGAATCGACCCGCTCACGCGAAACGCCTCGCGAATCTTGTCGAGGTCGATGCGCGCCGATGCAAACACCTTGCAGATCATCGTAATGGTCGTGATGCGAATCCACGACGGAAACTGTGCATGCTTCTCACGCAGGGCATCGAGCGTCACAATGTACTTGAACGTGTCGTCGCGACACAGAATGTTGGGATCGTGCGTCATGACCAAAGCACCTGCAATCTCACCCACGACGGGTGACTCGGGCTCCTCTTCGTACTCGGGACCTTCATCGATCGCCTTGGCCACCTCCTCAACGACACGCGGATCAAACCCGCCAACGTGGAGTTCTTCGTCATTCTCGTGACGATAAAACACGCTGGCGCGAATGCCATTCGAAAACTCGACAAACCATGTTTTTTTGCCATCATTCATGATCGGCTTTCCAAACACCTCCTCGGTGCGTTCGGGGTCAACTTCCATGTACCCCTTGAGCGAGCTTCCGACAAGTGCATCGCGCGTAATACGCTTCATCATTCTTCACGCGTACGATAGGTTGTTGGTCTTACGACGCGGCTTCTTGACCCGTGGAGACACAACCAACTTTTTGGCGTGCTCGCGAGCAATCTTGGCAAACGGCCTCTTGAGGATTGCCGCCTTGATCACGCGCTTATAGTACGACTTGAGTCGAGCGTTGTTCGCATGAATGTTTGTCCGCGTGACGTTGTGTGCGACGAGCGACGTGAGCTTCTTCTTCTTGACGGCGTTGATCACGCGGTTGAGTTCAGACAGCTTCACCTCCATCCGCTTCTTACGATGCTTTTTCACAGGCACGGGGGCAAGCGCGTAGACGTTCTGCCGCGTCGCGTTCGGACCCATGTAGACGTTCTGGGCGACACGCTGCGTCGCATTCTGACCAACGTACGGCGCCGTCTTCATCGTCACCTTCCTGACGGCCGTGAGCGTCCGACGCGCCGTGACGGGCCCACCTAGCTTGTTCACGTTGTTGAACACCTGGCGAGACAGACCCGTCTTTTGCATGGCGGCATTGACGTTCCCACCATTGGCGTTCAGGGCGTTGATCGCACGCTCGACCGTGGCCGGACCACCTGCGTTCGACACCGCAGCGGCCGCGTTGCTGTACCCACCGGCATTTGTCAGAGCGAGGCGTTCCTGGGCAGGCAAAGCCTGTACGGCAGTTTGTGCGGCTGCTTGAGGCACATTTATCTTGATCACTGGTGCAAAGCTGATCGACCCGCCCGTGCCGCCGCGACCACCCTCGGACTGCGAAGAGCCTCCGCGAACACCCTCGACTCGTGAAGATCCACTGGTGCTCTTCACGTTGCCGATGCGCGTGTTGCCCGTACGGACGTTGCCGCGGCCACCGTTGTTGCCCATGTTCTTGGGACCGTTGTTGCCCATGTTCTTGGCGTTCGTGCCAGTGCTCATGTTCTTGGGACCGTTGTTTGTTCCAGTGCTCATGTTCTTGGCGTTTGTTCCAGTGCCCATGTTGCGCGCATTCCGTTCTTGCTTTACTGGAGCGGGTGCGCGACGTCCAAACAGTCCACTGAAACGATTGAAAAAGCTGCGTCGAGGAGCCGCACCTGGTGGGCCAGTGTTTACACGCTCTGGACCGGCGTTGGTTCCAGTGTTTACACGCGCTGGGCCGGCGTTCGGAGGAACGTAAGGCACAATTTGACGGTTGCCGCCAGTCAAACCCAGTTGCGGTTTGGTGATCTGTCCGTTCACGAGAGCTTCGTGTACTGCGTTCGGTGCCTCGACCACCTTGTGAGGTTCACCCTGCACGTTTGTTAGGGCAAGCACGGGCTGATTCGTCTTTACGTTTGCAGGTACGACCGCGAGCGTCGTCATGTTCCCCGGTCCGGGAACGAGCTTCGCTGGTTTATTCTTCCTGAAAAAGTTGTCGATCACCTTGGCCTTGAATGCCGTGATATTACCGGCGACGCGCGTTCGCTGACCGTTGTTCTTTGCCGGTGGCGCGTTCTTGATTGCTGCAAAAGCAGCGCCAATTTTCTTGAACATCTCGGCGTCACCACCCTTGTTTGGGTGATGGATCATCACGAGCTTCCTGTATGCCTTTTTTACATCGTTCGGTGATGCGTCTTTCGTAAGGCCGAGCGTCGTGTAGTTCGCATTCGACATACCTACCATAGCCTGAGAAAAAAGGACCATAGGTCCTTTTGGGCGAAAGGACCTCAGGCGAAAAGCCAAAAGGAGGTTTTGTCCACACCGGTCAAGCTCGCTAGACGCAGCTCTCCACTTTCCGACGCACCGCCACAAAATGCTCTTTGACTACCAGCAGTTTGGTGTGGACTGGATGGTTGGGCGCGAAACCGCGACAGGCCCACGAGGCGGTTTCCTGTGTGACGAGATGGGACTGGGAAAGACGATCCAGCTTATCGAGACGATGCTTCGCAACCCGGTGGGGCGCACACTGGTGGTGGTTCCCAAGTCGATCGTCGCCCAGTGGAAGTCTGAGATGGCAACCTTTGCGCCAAACACTGCAGTGTACCTATTCGATGGACCGAAACGCGAGGCACCTCCGACTGACTTTGAGGGTCTTGTCATCTCACCCTACTCTGTCGTGGCCGATCTTGTGGGCACACAGTGGGACCGCCTGATTCTCGACGAAGGCCACGAGATTCGCAACCCCAAGACGAAGCTGTGCAAGTGCCTGTGCAGCTTTGAGGCGCCGATTCGCTGGGTCGTGTCCGGTACACCCATCTTCAACAGCATGCGCGACTTTGTCACGCTGTGCGGCTTCCTTGGTATCACGAAGGGTACAGTCACACGCGAGTACGAGTCGATCCGTACAAAGTACGTCCTCCGCCGAACCAAGGCTGACATTCGCACGGGATCCACCCCGCTGTCGTTCGAAAACCTCGAACTCGACATGTACCCCGAGGAACAGCAGCTGTACACCGAGGCGTTCATGGCGGGCCAGGGGTTCATCAAGGAACACCACGGCCGCCCCGTGAATGCGATGGAGATTCTCGAGTGTCTCCTGCGTGTCCGCCAAGTGATGACGTGGCCGCAGCTGTATCTGGATGGTATGGCGATCAAAAACGACACAGAGACGGAGGCGTACACGGGTCCCTCCAAGAAGCACGATGTCCTCATGGACCTCATCGCGAGCCATCCGGACGAAAAGGCGCTGGTGTTCACCCAGTTTACCGGTGAGACTGACAGGCTCCAGGAGTTGTTGGTTCGGCACGACGTTCCCGTGTTCCGCCTCGACGGCCACGTGGATTCGGGTGAACGCCTCAAGCGGATCGACGCGTTTCGCGCCGCTGCACCCAACGCAGTTTTTCTCATACAGATTCGAGCTGGTGGTGTTGGTCTCAACTTGCAAGAGGCATCCCGGGTGTACATCACGGCACCTGCGTGGAACCCGGCAACCGAGCTCCAGGCGATCGGTCGATCACACCGAACAGGGCAGAATCGCGCGGTCGTGGTCAAGAAGCTGATTTACAAGGACGTGTCGGACGACATCCCGAGCGTCGAGGAGAGCATCGTCAACCTTCAAGTGACCAAGTCTCAAGTGTGCGCCGACGTGCTCAAGGATAGCAAGCTACTCAAGCAGGTGCCGGGGGTTTCCAGCATGAAGCTGCGGACGATTGCAAAAATGTTCAAGACGCGCTTGTAAGTCACTCACTCCCTCGACCGCCACATAAGAATAAAATGTTCAGTTCCCCTAGAAGTCCCAGCACTTCTGAATGGTCTATAATGTGAACTTGTCGAAGGTTCGTCAAGCGTTCGCATTATGGACTCACATGTTTCCGACTGTACGGCCATTTTATGCCGTAAAGTGTTGTCCGGACCCTCGTGTGGTCCAGACGCTCTTCGATTGTGGTGCGGCGTTTGATTGCGCCAGCCCAGCCGAAGTGAATCTCGTCATGGATGGAGTTCAGGCCCAGGCCAAAGACATCATCTATGCCAATCCATGTAAACGACCGGAAGACATTGTGTCTGTTGCCGGTCGAGGGGTTCTTCGAACGACGTTCGACAGCGTCTGCGAAATTCAGAAAATCACTCGTGCGGGCGCATCAAACATGGAATTGGTCCTTCGCATCAAGGCGGATGATCCAAAAGCCAGGTGCCCCATGGGGAATAAATTTGGTGCAAATGAATCCGACTGGGATGTGCTTGCCGACACGGCGCGAGCACACGGATTCAAGGTGGTAGGGGTAAGTTTCCACGTCGGATCGTTTGCCAACTCGGCTGACGCGCATGCACTTGCAATTGCCAAGGCTCGACGTGCTTTCACATTACTGGAAAAATACGGCTTCACGCCGACCCTCCTCGACATTGGAGGCGGGTTCTCGTCCGAGAACCTCGATACGATTCTACCGGTATCGGTCGAAATCAACAGGGCGATCACTGAGCACGGGTTTGACACGTGCCAAGTCATTGCCGAACCGGGGCGTTTTTTGGTCGAACATGCGATCGAACTCCACACAACAGTGATTGGGGTCAAGCCCGGCTCGGTCACAATTGACGAGTCGCTGTACGGGGCGTTCAACTGCATCGTCATGGATCACGCCGTACCCGAGGCTGTGACCCGCTCCGACGGTCCCTATACAATTATGGAGGTGTTTGGGTGTACGTGCGACGGGGCGGATGTCATCGGGAAGGCGTCCCTGCCCATCAACATCGACGTCGGCCACGTCATTCGTTGGCCACGCATGGGTGCATACACCCTCGCAGCCACGACCAACTTCAACGGACTTTCATTCGATACGCGCGAGCGCAGGTACATAGACTAAACCTTAAAAGAAAGAAACAATATATCTTCATGGCGATAAAAAACATACTACGCCCGCTCGGGTTGTACTTTATGTGGCACACAATCTACTGGCTGTCGGATCAGGCCTACTATCACTGGTGTTCAAAGGGGTACCTGTGGTCTATCGTCGCGCGGGACTCGGAACTATGTCGGACACTCAAGTTTATCGTAAAGACGTATCCATTACAGCGCTAGACAAATCGGCGCATCTGCGTGCGGCGCTGCGTGTTGCGAAGCTTGTGCGGCTCCCTTCCCTTCCACTCGCTGCGGCGTGCGCGCTTCACCTCCCTCTCGTAGTTGATTGTGCCCTCGTACACAAGGTCCTGAATGTCTTCGGGGTGTTCGCCATTCGCCTTCATAGCGTTGAACGTGCGACCAAACACGCCGAGAATCAAAGCACACTGTTCAGTCATCATTCTTTGACCCAGGTTTCGCAACACATTTGCGACGTGAGGCGATTCTTCTTCACTGGCAACCTCCATCCATCGATCGCGCGTATCACGTTCGCGCTCGATCAAATCATCAAAAAGTTCGGCATACGTCTCGTCGTACGCCGCATTCCATCGCGTCTCTTCAAGGGTACCCTGAATTTTTTGGAACCCCTTGAATAGAATCGGTCCGCGACACATGGGACAGCTTGGTCCTTCAAGCTGCGTCGAGCTTTCCAGCCACTTGACGATGCATGCCTTGCAAAAGGCGTGGGTGCACGTCAACGTACACTGGTTCTCACAGTCGCAAAAGCAAATGGAGCATTCCATGGCGCGTGAGTACGCCGATCCATGATTGTCGCTGACTCGACGGAACGAAACCTACTTTTTTTCCCATTTGTTCCGTTGCTTCGTGGTTGGTTTCGACGGTGGCGCATTCGTCTGATCGACCCATTTCGCGTCTATGTGCGCACGCCACGGCATGCGCATACGATCGAGCGTCTTGCGACACACGACACACGGCAGTGACGTTCCAGGTTGACCATCCTTGCGCGTCCGCTGAATCACCAGAGGTCCAAACTTGCGTTGAGTCCAGTGAACAAACCGGGCACGCGGAACACCTTCGCGTCTCGACTGCTCACGCATGAGCGCCACCATGCGTCGTTCAGCACAACACGTACACGAGTTGGGCACATACTACCGCCGACTTGGTGCGACCGGTTGAACAGATCATGAACATTACTCTTGTAGGGCGTGTCGCCTTTAGGGGTTTTTTCTACGCCACGTATAGAATGCCGAGCCGTGCAGTCACGCTCCACGAATACAAAAAGACGAAGGACACGGGCGTCAAGACGACAGGCGGTCTCACGGGCAAGAAGCTCATGGTATCACCGGCTAGCGGCGAGGTTGTCGACAAGGCGAAGCGTCGTCAGGGGCTGAAGAGCACGTGGGCCAAGGATACTGAACTCTGTCGCAAAGAGCTCAAGATCGAAGGGATGGTGCTCTTCAACGTCGGTCCGATGGGGAAGAAACTGTACATGTGCGTCAAGGACAAGCAGGCAGCACGGGCACCTATGGTAAAAAAATAGCCGTCTATACTAAAATGCCAGCCACGAAGAAGACCACCCAGCAGAAGGATGTTTCCAAGCGCGGCAAGGCGCTCGGCTATTGCTACAAGAAGCTCGGCCTCGAGGGATTCGTCCCAGCCTCCAAGGGTTCGCTCCTCGATCAGTGCATCGAGGCAAAGCTGGAGGGCAAGAAGAAGTAAATTTCTCAGTCCATAGTACGATGCCGTCGTACACTGCTACTCGTTACCTGTCCCACGGTCGCCGTGTGTTCAAGTCTGATGGCGGCAAGTTTTTCACGCGCACGGAGAGTGGTTCGCGCACGTACACGCCCAAGGTGTCCCACATCACCAAGGGTGCCAGCAAGTACACGATCAAGCACCACAACAGCGTGTACAAGGGTGGCAAGCCGGTTGCCAAGTATAGCCGTGGTCACATGGGTGGTACGCGCCGCATCAGCCCACAGGCTACCCTGCTGCGCCGTATCCTCAGCGGTCGCTCCATGTAAAAATCGTCATATAAGATATATGGCGCCTCCCTACCCGTTCATGCCCATGCCAAAAATGAATTACACCCTCCGACGTGCCAATGCTCAGACCCGCCGCTCGCCCATGCCACTGTTTGTTCCCGTATTGAATTTCACCCTTGGGCGAGCAAATGCGTCACGAGTAAGTCCTCGCTACAGCCCCAAGGCTGCGCGCAGTTATCGCAAACTTACGCTCGCTGCACGTCGCCGCGCTGCTGCACGACGTGCAGCGTCAAAGCGTAACTAGACGCCCATGAACGCGAAACCCTTGACCGGCTCGTCACCCTCCTCGACCGTCTCGGGCTGGACCGACGGGGGCTGAACCTCATTGACAACAATCTGGTAGGCGCGACACGTCAAGCCAAAAGACTCTTTGAAAAAATAGGTCCCGGTGATCTCGATGATACACGTCACAACCGTATTGGCGAGAAGACCCTCCTTCACCTCGTGAAACTGAATCTCGCGATTCGCATTGAAAAACTGACTCGACTTGTCCACCTTGAATCGAATACCCGAATCCTTGAGGTTCGAGTTGAACGGGACGAGACCACCCACGAGTGCAGGCTCGACCGTCTCACGCCACCATGTCGCAAACACCTGGGGGATGTCGACCGTGATTGATCCGTACTCGGACACGCCATTGTACATGACGCGACCCTTCGGGATCTGGAAACGGAACGGCTTCCCACCATCGATGGTAAACTTGGTCGTGCCGTTCCGACCACCGTTATGCTCTACATTTTCGATGTTGAGACCGTGCCAAACAGGCATTTGCTTTATGGCAGCCGTCACCTCTAAGTATTAAACAGAACGATCCCAGAGAAGGTATGGAGCATGTGCTCAAGATTCTAGAGGATGAGGTGGAGAAGCGTGTCAACGAACGCATGTCCCAGATGCTCGAAAAGATTTCACGAACCTATGACATTTCCATGCGTCAGCTCTTGCGCGACGTGTCAGTCATCGATCAGACGCAGAGCTCGACGTGTCGCGGCGTGACTGCAAAGGGGAAACAGTGTCGACACGCCGCCAAGGAGAATGGCTATTGTCATCAGCACGTCAAGCAAAAGCCGGTTCAGCGTGCCCTCGCACCCTTACCGCATATACAGCAGACGATACAGACGGTTGCGCACACGCACACACTCCCACCGCTGTTCCTCGCAGGGTGTCCAGCGTGTCAGCGAACGCGACAACCATCGACCGAGAACCTTTCCCTCCTCGCATCGATGTGCGCCTAAAGCGTAAAAAACTTGTCAAGCAACAGGAAAATGCTCCTTCGAGTGTTGACCGATATCGGTGGCCCGAAACCCGTTCCACTCCTCGCGCGCGTGCTCGAGGAGAGAGACGACAGCTATACTATCGTATACCTCTCGGCAACTGAAGAGAAGGATCACGGTCGAACGATTTACAGGTACGAAGATGATCCGTATGAGATTGACGAGGATTACATCGTCGAGTTTATCGACGATGAAGGTCAGGCTGGGTTTGAACCGTCACCTTCAAACGTCGGGTGGATCAAACAGGTGTACGACTCGGACGACGACTATGAGCCATCGGAGGATGAAGGTGATTCGCCTTCCGATGAAGAGCTCGACGAGGCGGAGGAGTATGAGGATGAAGAGGAGTACGTTGACGATGACTAATTTCTCGGTCACCAGTAAATGTCGCACACATTGGCACTCATCGCACTCTTGATGCTTTTGGCTGTGGTCGTGAGCACTACCCAGCGCAAGAAGGAGGCGTGCCTCTGCCGTTAAGAAATCAGGAGCTTTGCTCCTGGGATCAGGTGCCTCTAGTAAATCAGGAGCTTCGCTCCCGCCGTTAAAGTTTTGTGACGCACGTTAGGCATGGACCATACCAATCCGCAAGGGGTTCGATTCAAAGTAGTCTCGTATGCAGTGGGCAACCGATACTCTGTCAAGTACTATACGGGG